GCAATGGCTCGTAAGATGGATGCAACTATCGTTGATGCCGCTTTTGGTTCAGCATATGAATCAGATGGTGGAGCAATGGATGGTGCTACTGAGCTAGCATGGAACTCTTCTAATTACCCTAAACAGTTTATTGCAAAGACTTTCTTCTATGGAACGTCTGCAGATGCTGAAACTTCGGGAGTAATTAGCTCAACTGCTTCTACTGGTTACACTTTATCAATAGATAAATTGTTAAAAGCTCGTAGGATACTTTCTGAGAATGAGGCCGATCAATATGATGAAGGTGGTAATCCACTTTATTTCATCGTTTGTTCTGCATCTCAAATAGAGTCTTTGCTTCATTCTACTAGAGTCCAAAGTTCGGATTATAATAACATCCGTGCGCTCGTAGAAGGTCAAACCAACTATTTTGCAGGATTCCAGTTTATACGCTACGAAAGTATGCCTGTAGCTGGTAGTGGTGCAACGCAAGTTGAAAAAGTACTGGCCTTTCACCCACAAGGTTTAGCCTTTTGTTCATGGATGGATCCTGTGACTGAAATTGAACGTCGTTCTGACAAATCGTTCGTACCATATGCATATTTTGAAATGGATATTGGCGCAACGAGAGTATGGGAAGAGATGGTCATTGAAATCGAATGTTACAAAACTTAACCTATAATCACGAAAGGACAATATGGCTACTTTTTATGCAGTCGATTACACAAAACGTTTCATAACTACCCCCGCAAAGTTGGTTGATGTTTCAACTAACGGAGGTCGTATGCGCGTTCTTTATGATACCTACACAACAGTAGGTACGGAGTCAACAGGTGAACTTGTGCATTTCGGGAGATTACCCGGTGGTGCAAAAGTTTGGGATGCCTCTATTTACAATTCTGCTACTTTAGGTAGTGGTACAACAATTGATTTAGGATGGTCTGCTGTAGACAGTACAGGTTCTACTGATACAGATGGATTCCTAGATGGTGTTTTAGGAACTGGTACTACTACTACTGCGTTTATGCGTGGTGGTGCTGATACTACTTCTGGAAACTTGAATACAATAAGTAATGCTCCTGTAACAATAGCTAATGAAGCTAGTGTGGTTGCAGCTCTTATAGGCACAATATCTGCCTCAGTCATACTTCAATGTATGGTTCTGTATTCAATTGACTAATAAAAATCGGGGGTTGGGCAACTAGCCCCCCTTCATATATATATTATGGACAAAACTGGTATAGCTAACCTTGCCCTGAGTAATTTAGGTGAAGCAAGGATACAAAGTCTTACAGATAGTAATAGTAGAGCAAGGGCATGTAATGCTCGTATAGATGGAGTTATAACTGCCATTTTACGTATGCATGTTTGGAATTCAGCACTTGAAAGACAACTATTAACTAATATTGGCACACCTGTATTTGGTTGGAATTATGTATACCAATTACCTGCTGATTGTATAAAAGTTGTTGAAGTAAATCCTGTATCTAAATATCAAGTAGAAAAAAAGAATATATTATCAAATGAAAATAAATTGTATCTTCTTTATGTTGCAGAACCAGCAGATATACAAAATTTAGATATTCTTCTTGCCGAAGCAATGGCAATGAAATTAGCAGTTGAAATTGCTGAAACTTTAACAAGTAAAGCAAATCTAAAAAACGAAATGATGCAGAAGTTTGTTATTGCATTACAAGAAGCAAGAGGTGCTAACTCTAAAGACCGAACACCAGATAGACGAGAAGAATCGTCATACTTAAATTCCAAGCGTGGCTTTTATTCATATACTCACAGGACATTTAGTACTCCTGAAAAAGGCTACGAAGTTGACACAGGTGCATGGAAAACTAAATGAGTAAATATGAATTCCTACAACCTAGATTTTCTGAAGGTGTATTAGCACGTTCTTTACAGGGGCGTTCTAGTGAAGAATTTTATAGTTACGGATATAAAGCATCTAAAAATATGATCCCTGTAGTTTCTGGCCCATTAGTTAAAAGGCCGGGTACTAATTATATTGGTGCATCTAAAAACTCCACATCTAGATTTATCCCCTTTTTTAAAGACCAAGATAATACATATATCCTTGAAATATCTTTTGTAAGTGCAAGTAGCAATTGTACTTTGCGATTATGGTCACAAGACCAGCAATTAACAGTACATGGCGCATCTACAATTTATGAAGTAACAGGATTACCTTGGTCTACACAAATAGAGTTGGATTCACTTAAAACAACACAAAGTGGAGATATTATTTTTGTTTGTTGTCCTACTAAAAAACCACAGAAAATTTCTAGAACTATAGCGACTTCTGGTACAAGAGCCAATGATAATAGTGTATGGACATTTGGTGAGTTTGTTACAGAAGATGGGCCATATAATGCTATTAATGTCTATTCTGAAGTAACTGGTAAAGAAGGTTATAGTTTAAAATTAGCAACAGAACCTAGTACAAGTGAAAGGATTAATGTTGCAAAAGTAGAATTTAATACTATTAATAATTCTATTGTACTTGCAAATCATGGTCTTCAATCTGGTATGAAAATTAGATTAGATGATATTGGTTCTACTTCTGGATGGGGTAATTTAAGGACTGGAAAAAGTCATACTGGTGACCTTATATTAACAGATGCAGATTATTATGTAATAAGTTCAGATGCAACATCATTCCAAGTGTCAACAACAGATGCAGGTAAAAAATTAGAATTTCAATTAAAACAAGTTGCAGATGGTGGTGCAAATGAAAGTAAAGCTGATGCAGATGTAATGCTTATGCGATATGCATATAAAGCAGATACTTCAGTTACATTTAATATTTTTAATAAAAAATCAACAAGTGGTGCAAATAATACTGTTGCACAAGGATTATTAAGTTCTAATGTTACTACAGGTGATATAGGCAGACTTATAAGATTAAACCCTTTATCTAAACCCGGAGAAAATATAGGAGGGATAAGATGGGCTTGGGGTATTATAACTGGTGTAGGTGACTCAGCAACACCTCCTACTGTAACAGTAACTTTAAAATCAGAATTATCAAATACAAGGGGTACATACGGCACATCAGAGTTTAGATTAGGAGCATTTGCAAATAGTCAGGGATGGCCTCAAGTATCACAGATATATCAACAAAGGATGGTGTTAGCGGCAAATACTTACCAACCTTCTACTATATGGTTATCTAAAACAGGGGATTTTTATTCTTTTTCTCCTACAGAATTATTAGACCAAGATACTCCTGCGGCAATTATAGATGGTATGTCAGTAGAAATTATTACTGATTCTAATGGACTTACGTTTACTTTGGATTCAGATACTTTAGATGTTATTAAATGGCTTGGAGAATCTAAAAAACTTGCTATGGGTACTTCTGCTGGAGTTTATATGCTTTATGGTTCAGAAACGAACCTAGTTGTTACTCCATTTAGATTTACTATTAATCGTGAAACTTCGTTTTCTGCAACTGATGTAGCTCCGATAGTTGTATCTAATGCATTGATATATCCTCAAATAGGTGGTAAAGATTTACAACAATTATCATTGAATAAAGGACAAAGTGGACAATGGGATGCAAGTAAAATATCGTTAAAAGGATATGATATTATCAAAACATCAGAAATTATTAAAATGGTCTGGCAGGAAAGACCTAATGCAATTATTTGGTTATTAATGGCAGATGGTCGTCTATTAACTTTAAGTTTTGATATGAGACTAGAGTTTATGGCATGGTCAGAACATCAAATAGGTGGAGTTGATGCAAAAGTTTTAGATATAGAAATGATACCTAGAGCAAGTCATGATCAAATATGGTTAAAAGTATCTAGAACTGTAAATAGTTCTACAACATATTCTTTTGAAACATTATCTAGATTTCCTTCTGAAGGAGCATTAGATCGAAATGATTACGTATTTTCTGATAGTGCAATAACAAAATCAATTGGTGGAACATTTACAGCAACTTCATCTTCAGGTTTATTAATTACTTCTGCGGATTTAAATGCAAGCGGTGTAATAATTCCTCATGGTTTAATTGATACTCAAATTATTAGAGTTACAAGTACAGGTACTCCAGTAGATTTACCAGTAAATTTAGCAGTTAATACTGATTATTATGTACGTGATAAAACTGATAATTCATTTAAATTAGCATTGACTTCTGGAGGAACTGCAATTGCATGGAGTGATGCAGGAACAGGGACACATTCATGGAATACAAAACAATTACATGGAATGACTCATTTAATTGCAGAAAATGTACAGATTTACTATGAAGGTATGCAACACGTTAATAAAACTGTTGCAAGTGATGGTTCTGTTGTATTAAATCATTATGAAGGTAATAAAGCTGTAGCAGGATTACCATATACATCAGAAGTAGATACTTTAGAACCTTCAGCACCTGAACATCAATTTTCGTATTCTAAAAGATTAATTAAAATTGCAGTAATAATTGAAGAGTCTTTAGGTATTCAATTAGATTACAATGATTTATCAGAAGAATTATTATTCCGTACCACAAGTGATGCAATGGGTCGTCAGATACCCCTATTCTCTGGTACAAGGAAGTTATCGCTTTCAGGTATAGGATGGGATGTCCATACAGTTAAAATTAGCTCTAACGGCCCTCTACCTATGCAACTAAATGCAATCATAATTGAAGCAGAAACAGGAGGGACATAATGGATCGTGAATCTGCTAGGTTTCAATTTGATGATATGACCGAAAGGTTTAATATAGAACATACATTCCCTTTTGATGAAGCATGGGATTTTGTTGAATATAAACGACATCAAACAAATTTAACTCATCCTGATGAATATTTTCCTACTAAATATACTAAAGAAGAATTCAGGAAAGGTGTAATTGCTTTACAGGAAAACATGTTAAAACAGGATAATGTTAAAACACCTGAAACTGATCCAGATTTTAATCCTGTAAAACATACTTTTTGTAAACACCAGTATGTAAGAGAAATATTTAATCCAGCAGGACAAATATTAGTAACTAAAATACATAAAGTAGAACATCCTTTTTTCTTACTTAAAGGAGAAATGTCTATTTTATCTGAAGAAGGTGAAATGCATATTACTGCACCTTATTATGGGGTAACTCCAGTTGGTACAAAAAGAGTTATATATGCTCATACAGATTGTACATTTGTAACTGTTCATCCTTCTGATAAAAAAGATTTAGATGAACTAGAAAATGAATTAATTGCAAAAGATTATAAAGAATTGGAGGTTTTATGAGTTGGTGGTTTGCGGCGGCAACAGTAGCTTCTGGAGCATATGGAGCAGATGCAAATAGAAAAGGGGGACTTGCTCGAGGTAAAGAGTTTGATCGAGCATCAAAAGAAACTATGCTTACAGAAGCATATAATAGAAGGAACCGTAATGTAGAATCACGGCAAACAGACCTAAGTGTGTACGAGCAAGGTGCTAGAGCATTAAATCAAGTTGCAATGCAAGGACAACAAGATCAAGAAAGAACAAAAACAGAAAGTGCAGGAAGTGGAGCAATGATAAGTTCTGGTACTACACTTGATGTTATGATGACTGAAGCAGTTAATAATACGGTTCAGCAATTAAGTGTCGTAGATGCAACAGAAGATGCAATAGTATCGAATCAACGTCAACTTAAAAATAC